TTTGAGTTGTAAGTGGTTTTCGACTACTGTTCTAAATCTGTTTATAATCTCTTTGTATGTCATCTCTGTGCATTTCTAATTTTACGGGCTTCTTGTGCGTCAGCCAGCGCTTTCTCTTTCTTTATTTGTAAGAAGGTTAGACACTTTTGTAGTGGCTCTTCTGTGATCTGATCCATCTTGAGTATATCATTGCCTGCTAGGTCTACGATTACGTTGTACCATCCGCGGGCAACTGACTTAGGGTCAAACTCATCATCCTCATGCTCTTGGTCTCCGTTGCCATTCAAGTTAAACAGGACTTTATACTGCTTGAAGATTGTGGTTCTCCATTTGATAAACTGCTCTACTATCTGTAAGGCCTCGTCAGCCCATGGCGTGGTAACCTCTAATACTTCGAGAATATCAGACAATGACTTCTCTACGCCGGCCGCTAAGAAGCAATCTAAGTCAACAAACTGGCCGAAGTTGAGCTCATCAAAAGACTTATACTCAATTTGAGTTCTCTTGTTGATTGCACCAATTAAGAAACCGATAAACAGTCTCATCGAGTCTGGGTCCGCTCCTTCGAATTCTTCTGCCGGAATAGTAGAGATCTCATGGATAATCCAAGGCCAGTGAGCTTCAACTTCGAAGTCCCACTTCTGGATTCGAATCCACTCGTCAACTGTAAGTCGCTCTGGGATCTCCCATACTATATTACCAACGTTTGCCTTTATCATCTCTTTACTAAATATAAGTGTAACTAATTATGAATTACCGCGTGGTTGGCGATCCACCTAAGATTGCATACTGACCGTATGACTTATTCTGTAATCTGTTCCAGTTTGCAATTGCAAGTGCCATCACAATATCATCGTGGAATGGCGTACGAGCCGCGTAGCGCACGTTCCTTGTCTTTGGATTATAACTCATCTCGAAGACCTCTAACTCTTGATGGAGCTCAGGGAATAGCCTCTGGCTTGGGATCTTTATTTGAGACTCATTGAACGCAAGTATTAGTGACTCTACTATATCGTTCTTGCTCTGCATTGAGGTTGTAAACGGATGTGTATCTTGCCACTGCTTTTTGATCTGTTCATAGATTACTGTACCCATTGAGTTTACTTCTATCATTAGAGTTGCAGTATACTTCTTGGCTAGTTGGATAATAGCCTGTTGCATTGTGTCCCAGTTCTTCTGGTTGTCTCTGTAGATTTCTACTACATTACCCATTTGGTCCATTGCTACTGCTACTGTGTAATCTGATTCCCGGCCGAGATCCACTCCTATATAGACTTTGCCCTGTCTGTTTGGGTATTTATCGAATACTGTTTGGCCGAAGTTCTGGAAGACCATTGACTCTCCTTCTAAGAATTCACCCTGGTACTCTGCTCTAAAGATAGCTTCTGGTAAGACCTTCTTTGCTGCTAAGATTTCTTCTTGGTTAATATAGGGATTGTCACCCTGTTCCATGCGGACGCTGCAATAGTTAGGGTAGTTAGGGTCTTCGCCTAGCTTAAACATTTGATAGAACCAGTCTCTACCTCTGGGTGTAGAGAAGAGGACTACCTTCTTACCATGGACTAAGGCTGTTGGTTCTATTGCTCGTCGGTAGGCATCTTCCGTTTGATAAGCCGCTTCATCCATGAAGAGATAATCGAACGTGTAGCCTCGTAGGCCATCCTCTCGTTCACTTGATCTAAAATAGATTTTACTACCTGTTCTAAGTTTAATTTCATGATTACTAAAGTTTGTTGCTTCTACTATACCTGAATCTTTTATTGCTTCATAGAGATCTTCCATTAGTTTTCTTGCTTGTTGGTAGATTGGTGCTATGATGCCGATTTTTGAGCCTTTGTGGTTTATGCCGTAATAGAGTATTAGGTTAATGAGTAGAAGTGATTTGCCTTGCTGGCGCGGACTTACAACAGTGACATACTTTTCAGGGCCATTGACTATTTTGTCAATGACCCTTACTTGGCCAACATGCGGATTAAATCCTTTTACTTCCATTTATTCTTCAGTTCTCTCGTCCTGTATTCTTTTGTCTGAGTCAATTGGTGGACCAAAGTTAAACTTGATAGATTCGAAAATATCAGTACCATCTGCTCCTGTTACTTCAGTTCTTGCTAATGCTGGAACAAAACGCTCACTCAACTTGATAATAAGATCAAGTGCTTTGTGTGGATCTTCTTCAGCTACTCTGTCAAGCAACTCATTCATACGCGGTAAGTTCTGCTCAACTAGGGCTGCAAAAGCTTCTTTCATAAGTTTAGTAGACTTGTTAGGTCCACTTCTACCGTTGCGGTTTATGTTTGGGTCTCCTTTCTCAAATGGCATCGTCTTCTTTCTCTTTTTTAGATTGTTTCAGTGATTTCTTTAGCATACGTATTCCGTCTTCTACTCCTTGCTCTGTTGTAGCTTTGACTGTGTATGTAATTCCTTGGATTTTAACTTCTTTGGATTTCATAATGTTGTAGTATTATTTTTTTAGTGTTTTCGACGCACCGGCCGCAAGATGTAACTTTCTTGTTCTGGCCAGTAATTCTATTGAAGATAGCAAATATCATTTCCAGTTCGCCTGGTGCGTATCTTCTGCTGGTTGTAAAGAGTAACATATTATCTGTTACCCATTGAATATCTTCTTGTGTCATCTTGTATATTTAAATATAGTGTTAGCGATTACTGAGCTGATTGCAGCATAAAGAATACCTTTAGGTCCAAACTGAGCACATAAAGGAATGATTGCTATGTAATATGTCATACATAAGTCACAACGAAAAGGTTTATCTGGAAGTTCAGGTAAATCAAAGCTGCTAATAAAATCTGTAACTAAATGGCCTATACATGCAAAGCCTATAATTTGTAGTAGTAGATCAATCATAATTTATATTGTTTTGTTTAAGTTGTTGTTTAATGTACTCTTTAGCTTCTTCTACTGCTTTTGCAATACTTGTTCTTGGTATCTTTGTTTGGCGCGCGAGTTCTGAGAAGTTAGGCTCTTTCATGTACATCTTAAGTAGAGTTGCACGGAACCAGGTTTCAATTGAAGCAGCTTCCATATCCTCTAATACACCTTGCACCGCTTCTAAGGCAATATCTTGCTCATAGTCATAAGTGTTATCATATGAAGTTTCATCGTAGTTCTGCGGCAATCCGTAGACTTTACCTTTCTGTCGATAAATTGTATGGTACTGTGATGTTGATGAGTTAAAACTGCGCCAGATAATACCTGAGATAAAGTTCATTGCTCTACCTGCATCAACAAGTTCCTGGGCACGTTCGTGTGTCATAAACTGTTCAATAGCAAAGTGAGCAACATCTTCTGATTCAGGGCTGGCTTTACAAATCTTTTGTGCCATAATAATTATCTCACTGTAATTATCTGTTAAGAATTTATCCAAAGTCTTTTAATATTTCTTTTAGTATCAAACAGCTTTCATACTCTTCCATACTTTCTAACAGGTACATATCTCCTAAGATATGATCTAAAGCTTCTTTGTAATCACCACTAGATCTAGATAAATATGTATTGAATACGTAATCTCTACACATTTCCTTTACTTCTTCCTCTTGGTTAATGTAATTAGCAATTTGTCTTTCTATACCAGTCTTACGTTTCATCGGTCTCTTAGCCATTCTAATACTTCTTGTGGTAGATTATTCTTACGCCAACGCTGCTGTATACCTAAATGCTCTTCATGCATTAGCTCTTTACCATCACGTTTAGCTAATATGTAGAGCCAAATAGCAATTAGTTTGCAATTCTTGATTTCCCATTCTATTTCTTTATAATCAGACTTGATAAAGTTAAAGCGCCACATATTCCTAGCTACTTTACCAAAGTTTAACCATTTAGTAACGGTTCTTAGCTCTCTAACATTGCCTATATATGTATGTGTATGTTTACTAAAGAAAGTAGCCATGTCACCTACATGTAAGTAGTATGCACAGTCGAAGCCTTCATCTTTAGCTACTAACCAAGCAAATGCAATAAACAATTCTTCGTCTTCGTTCTCTGCATGCTTTATCCACCATGGTGCTTTTACTTTCATATGTTATTTATCTAGATTTATCTGCTTAGCCAGAAATATAATATCAAGTTCAGTTGGGCCAGTTGTGTCCTTGGAAGGAGATGTTCTTAAAACATCTTCTTCCCTAAAACTAGTTTTAGTACTAGTTTTAGTAGTATTATAGTGGTTCACTGTGGTCTGTATTACTGTTCGTGGTGAACTGTTTCTTTGCAGTAACTGTTCTCTGTGAACAGTTTGTAGTTTATACTCATTGACTTGATATTTCCACATACGTTTATGTTTACCATTCTTTTTAATAATACCTCTTTTAAGTAATTGTTTATAAGCTCTCTTTACCGTTGAGTAACTAACTCCAAATAATTCTGATGTCTTTTGTGCTGACTCGTAGAATTCTTTATTAGCTCTTTGCCATGAAGCTATTCTAGCCAGCATATTAACTTCAAGTAATGAGAGTCCACATTCCCAATACCAATCAGGTATTTGAGTGAACGTATTTACTTGTTTCTTATTTTTCATCGTTTTCTGTTTCTTGTATTTATATTATTAGCTCTGCGCCATGTAGAAACTGTATGTTGAACTTGATAACTTGTTAAACCAAGTTGTTCTTTAATCGATGCTTGAGTCCAACCTTCACGATAAAGTCTAATTATCTCTGCATTTCGCTCTTCTCTTGGACGCGTTCTAATAACCTCTTGTGCCATAGAGATATATTCATTATCTGGATCTATTTGATTAGCTCTACGCGCATCCCAGTAATGTCTAATGTTGTCCTTGTATGTAATCCACTCTAAATTTGTGTAATGGTTATTCATTTTGTTACCATCAATGTGGTTTACTGTCATCTTCTCACCTGTATCTTCCATAGGTATAAAGAAACGTGCAACCAATCTGTGCACATATTTCTCGATGAGGTTGTTGTTTGAGATTGCTAGATACTGAGTTCTTTGTCCACCAGTAAGTGAGATCTTAGGCCATTTGACTGCATCGTTGTAGTTTGTCGTGACTTTAACTCTACCGTGGTCAGAGATCCACCAGTATCTTTCTAAAGTGTTGTCATTTAACTGACCTTTCATTGTTCGATTCGGATTACTTGCGTAAGTAGTACCGAATAATTGCCATTGTTCTTCCATTGTAATTTGTTTTATATTTAGATGTTATATGGTATATATAGCCCTTAGTTTCAAAAAAAGTGGGATCTGGCAATTATACTATGTTATTACAAAAAAAGAGGGCTCCACGAATGGGAGCCCTCAGCCTAAATAAACAAACCATGAAATGGCAAATACGTTAGAAAAAACTACAGAATGTAGAAAATAGAAACATATAACAAAGCAACTAACGTATGTGGTTTATATATCAAAGTCTTTTATTGTTTCAGACTTTCTACAATCTTTTTTGTGTCGAAGATCTTTTGCTCTTGCCCGAACGGACATTTGCTCGTATCTGAGTCAAGTCCTGAGAATAAGCCTTCGAGTCTGTCCATGTTCTTTAGTTCAGGCTCATTACACATTAGATTATCGTGTAACTCGTAACCAAACTTACCAGGCTCTGTCAGAACCCATAGAACGGTCGCTGGTAAATCTAAAGCAGCTGCAGCATGTTGATACACACTATCGATCAAGAGTCGCTTAGAACTCATCTGTAGAACCACAAGACATTGTCTCATATTTAGCTCGGCAGTATGCTTTAAGCCTCCGATCTCGAGCTGGCCATTCATTCGAAGATGGATAATCTCGTATTCGTCTTGGAATTGATTG